AACTAGAACTTTAGATAATAGTATTTTATCGATTCTTGGATATGGATTTACGCAAACAATCAGTGTAATTGTGTTGGTATTGTCTGCATTAGGATCAATTTTTACTAAAGGTTTTAATTTAAATCAACTTGGTGGACCAGTGGCTATTTACAGTTTGACCTCACAGGTTGCTAAGAATGGTTTAATAGACTTACTTTCATTTATGGGAATGATTAGTGCGAATCTCGGAGTAATGAATCTTTTACCAATTCCTGCTTTAGATGGAGGAAAACTTGTTTTAAACTTTATCGAAGGAATAAGAAAGAAACCATTAGATCCTGAAAAAGAGGGCTATTTAACGATTGCAGGAGCTATCTTCCTTTTTGCGTTAATGCTTCTTGTTACTTGGAATGATATTATGAAATTATTTAATTAACCTAAGAGTGTTTCTACATCTGTAGAACACTCTTCTTATGTAAAAAAAGGAGGAAACAATGAGCCAATCACATAAGGATTTAATGAAAAAAGTAATTGAACAATTTGATATTGCTGATGTTAATGTCAATGCTCTATTGGTTAAAAAATAACCTATAGCATTTAAAATAACTGCAATTAAAGTACAAATAGCGGACGGCATGACAATAGCTCTTCCTATATTTGCTCCAAGCTGAGCAAACTCGTCTCCCTTGACAGGTGCCAACCAAGCAGATACTAAGATAACTGAAGCAATCATACCCAAGATAAGTGCTGCAAGACTTAGTTTGCTTTTTTTCATTGGCATATTTCTTTCAAATTCTCTATAAAACGTTCGTTGTAAATCCTGTGGAGATATATCCTTGTTAAAAAAATCTTTTATTTTTTCTGCTAAAGTAGAATTTCTTTCATCAATTTTTAGTTGTTGCCATACTCTATCGTGCTTGTCAACAAAAGTAAGCAGGTAATCACCTGTTATTAAATCGTCTATAGCACAAAATTTTATTTCTGATGTTGGTATTTCATTAATATCTCCACCAAAACCGAAAAGATTTTTAGGCATCGTGATTCTTAGTAAATCATCATCACAATACACTATATATCCCTCGTTTGTACCAAATTGTTTTTTCATTTTAGTTACCTCTATAAAAAAATGATATTGCAAATAAACATACATAGAAATGGAAAGTTTAAGCGTTTTTTTCTTCGTTTGTATAATTTAAAGCTGAGGATTTTGCCTTTGCCTTTTTTTCAATCTCAAGTTCTTTTTTGTATGCTTGGACTTCTTTTTCGATGTCAATTTCATTAATTTTGTCATTGGCAGTCAACATAGAAGTAAATGACTTGAGATAGTTTTTGATTATAGCTCTATGTGCATCCGGCAGGTCAATATACGCTTGTAATATGCTTTTGTCTATATCGTCAAGGTCATATTGTCTTACAAGCTTTTCAATGTAAGAGTCTTTTGTTTCGCTAAACATATCACCTACACCGTCTATGAGCCATTCTTCGCTTACTGCAAATTGTGAGCATATCAATTTTAATAATGATAGTTTTTGCTCAGGTTTTGCAAGTACATTTCTTTCAATGTTATTTATAACTGATCTACTTACCCCCAATCTCTTTCCAAACTCATCTTGAGAGAGTTTAAAATATTGTCTTATTTGTCTTACTCTTTCATGCGTTTCGATAACTATACACCCCTTTCATTTAAAGTGTTTAGATAAGTATACACTTTATCGGTGAATTAGTCAAGTCAAAATTAATAAAAAAATTTTAAAAATGACTTGAAAAATTCAATTATATGTTATAAAATGACTTCATAAAGTCATACGATATTAAAAAATGAATCAGACAATACCATTATAAAGGAGATGAAAGATATGAAGAAAGAAGAAGAATTGAAGAAAGAGCTTAAGATAGACACTTTGGATATAGCTATTGAGGCTAAAAAGCTAAGTCTTGAAGATAAGGAAAGGTTGTATTTTATGATAAAAGGAATGCAACTATCTAAGGAAATGGAAGAAATCGAAAGAGTAATGCAAAGAGCATAGAGGGGGAGCAAAAATGCAAGTGATAAGATTTACATTAAAAGTAGCTGTAGAAAGCTTGGAAGAATTAAAAAGTGTATTTGAAAAAATAAGAGAGATTGAAAAAGAATATGGAGCTAAGTGTGTAGATGCAGAGATAGTAATAATATCAAAATGAGAGGGGAGCAGATATGGAAAAGGCAATAATCGAAGATGACATACAAGGGCTACCTATTAAATTAAAGACAGACAAATCTATACTAAGTGTAAACGAAGTCAAAAGTTATTTAGGTATTGGAAACGGTACCTTGGATGACTGGAGAACTAAGGGATTGAAATGTTATAGAATAAATAACAGACTCTTTTATATGCTCGACGATATAAAGGAGTTTATGAGGGGATTTGAAGTGTAAAGGGGGTGTAAGATGAGCAGGACGCTAAGTCCATATCAAAAAGATGTGGCAATATCACATTTAATTGTAAGAAGAAATATATTGCTAAAGGTATATGACGGTGTAAAGGAGATGGACGGACAGGAAGAAAGGAGCAATTTTTTAAAAAGAGAAATAGGTGACATTGAAGATGTCATCAATGTATTAAGAGGATAGAGCATGATAAGAATAACTAAGATTAAACAAAAAGATAAGAAAGGCAATGAGCTGTATGTCGGAGATAAAATCAAGATATACAGCCGACAAAACAAAGAAAAATATGTAATAAGGGAGATAGTACAGCAAGGTAACGCTGTAGGAATAATGAGCTTACAAGGGATGTTTTGCAGTATGTACTATTTCCCAAGCAGAATAATAGAGAAGGTGGTGAGTGGATGAAAGTGGAAGATGTATCAATAAGACTTACAGAAGAAGAAGTATATATACTCACTCTTGCAGTTGAGTCATATCAAGAGGAACTAAAAAATATATATACAGATAAGGAAGAGTATGAAGAGAAAAAAGAGCTTATCGACGTTGTATATGACGAGCTATATTCACTTGAAAAATTACTAAAAAGGAGAAAGAAAGATGAAGATTGAGTTAACAGAAGCAGAAGCAAGGCTAATTAAAACCGTGTTACAAGGTGAATATGACTATGGAGACCTTGAGGGAGAAAGCATATTTGAGCTACAAGCGTATTTAGGAGATGAGAAAGGCGAAGAAATGTATGAAAAAATCAACTCTTTATTTAGAAACACTCTAAGTAAATTTGAAAAGGTTCCATGTATAGATAGGAGTAACGGATACGATATGGGGATTGCCCAAATAGTTGACAACAACATATTTGAACAAATAATTGGCAGTCGTCTATTTGGTCTAATAGAAGAGGATGAAGAATAAATGAAAATTGAACTATCAAAACAAGAGGCGGAAATGATAAAGCTGTTGCTACAGATAGAGCTGAGCAACGACGACATGAAGAGGGAACATAAGGAAGATCTTATGTATTACCTCGGAGAGAGCAAGGGAAAGGAAGTGCATAAGAAAATATATGACACTATGAGAGTAAGCCTCAAGAGGCTGTCCGACGTGGCGGATATAGACGAGTCACATGGGTTTACACTTGGGATAGCTCATATAGTAGATGACAAGGTATTTGAGCATATTGTAGAAGAGTAAAAAAAGTCCCTTGTAGGAGCTAATATCCTACAGGGACAATTAAAAGAATAAGTATATTTACAGTATAACATAGATTAAAAATTAAGTCAAATATAAAGGAGAAAGAGCAGATGAAAAAAATATTAAGTATAGCAATAGCAATATTAATATGTGTAAGTGTTACAGGATGCAGAAGAAACAGGGCAAATAATGATGAAAGTAAGAGATTTGTAACTGTATCAGAAGAGCAGATATGCGACAGTGAACTTACTATAGTATCAGACAAGGAGACTTCCGTGTGCTATCTAATATACAAAAGCGGACATAAAGGCGGAATAACACCGCTGATAGGCAAAGACGGCAAGCCGGTATTATATAACAATAGATAATTAATTGAAAAAAGGAAATTATCCCCCATTTCAAATGGGGGATTAGGCAACTTAAAAATAAGGAGAAACTAAGATGAACGGAAAAATTAAACAACAAATATTAAAGCTAATACAAGCAAAAAACGCATGCAACGAAAGTAGAAAAATAATGAAGAAGATGACTATGAATTCAAAAGAATACATTGATGATACAATACGTATTTTCAATGCGAATAATGGTACAACAGATATACTACAAGAATTTAAAGATACAGAAACAATATTAGATGAGTATGTTATACTTAAAAAATTTCACAATAATTCGTATATTATATTTTATATATACAGAGATGTGTTCAGCACAATGACCAGTTGGGAACAAGGTTGGGATTTTGAGAATAAAATAGAATTATATAGCAATACAAAACTATATAAAGATACAAATAAAAAAACAGAATTAATGCAAATAAATGCAAATTCATCTATTTGCATTAAGGTTGGGTTAAGTGAAATATTAACAGTTTACAGAGATTGTGATAGAGCTTTTAAAAGCTTTAGTTCAAAAATTAATGATGAAAAGATGATATTAGAGTTTTTGAGTGTTGCTACTAAGATGATTGAGATGTATGCAGACGCTCAAGAGGAGTTTACTGAAATACTTGTGAAGTTGAAAGAAGAACACTATAGAGAAATATTAAATAGTGTTTGGGAATAATTATATATGATAGTAAAAAACGCTGATAATAAGACAGTATGCTGTATCGACGAGAATAAGCGTACTGTAGAGATTGTAAAGAAAAACTGCAAGACTGTAATAAGTTTTGCAGAGGATAAAATAAAAGTAGAAAATTTTAAAACAAAATAATAAGTGAGAGCCGCAAGACGGACATTGATTAGATATAGATATATATCTTTTTGGTGTCCGTCTTTTTTAATATAGATTATAAAATCTCCGGAGCAGAAAATGAAAGACTTACAAAAAATAATATATCATATGAGACAGATTGACGCTCTGTCTAAACAATGTAAAATACTTATGTTTGGTGTGTTTTTTACGATGAAACCGAAAACACAAATACAAATATATGAGCCTAATGGATATGAGATACTGTGTGAAATAGCTGAGACTATGAAAAAAAGCATGACAGTAACTGAAAGTAACAGCCATTACACATATACAGTCAATATAGACGGACTTGAGGTAATGACATCAGTGCAACGTGAAATAACTATGTATGAAGAGCTGCAAATCTTAAAAAAAGAAAATCAAAAGCTCAAAGAAGAGCTGAGATTAAAGAGGTGAGCAGATGACAAAACAAGAGGCAATAACTGCAATTAAGCAAGAAGATTATGTAATATTTAATGAAATAAGATACAAGATACAGGCTCTAATATACAGATACAATCACATAAAAAAGAAATGGAAGATATCTGTAGAGCTACTCGACAAGAATAAACATGCTGTAATAATAGCAGCAGTTGAAAAAATAGAGCTGTATCAAGAAGAGCAGGAAAGATAATACAAAATGAGCAAAATAAAAGAGGACTTGAGCAGAAGTCCCCTTTTATCATCCTCAATCAAATGAGAAATAAACAAATATATCAAGTATATTTATATTATACCAAATATTTATATAAAATGCAAGTGAAAATATGAAAAAATCAATAGAAAATCAGGACTTTTTCGGACTTGTATTAGGTATTATCTTTTCAACCATGCAGATAAAAATGAAATAATAATAATTTACAAGAGATAATATAAAAAACAT